CCAATGAGATGGAGTGATAACGCAATGGAGGAGTTCTAACTATCATGCCAGTCCTACTCAGTAAGGCAGGGAAGATGCCGTGCAAGTCATGGTCACTCCAAGCAGGAGACACTTGCCCCGGTAGTATCAATAGGGATACGAAGGAGGTGATTGAAGTATGCGAAGATTGCTATGCTAAGAGTGGTTTCTACAGGATGGATAACGTCCGACTACCACGGGAGCATAACAGGAAGGATTGGAAGCGTACTGAGTGGGCGGATGAAATGGTGCAAGCCCTTGATACTGAACGATATTTTCGATGGTTCGATAGTGGTGATGTATACTCAACAGCACTAGCTCAGAAGATATACGAAGTCATCAGGCGTACACCGTGGTGCAAGCACTGGCTACCGACGAAGAGCTACACCATTCCGAAGATTAGGTATTGGCTGGATCGTATCAAGTCACTACCGAATGCGAGTGTCCGGTACTCATCACCGAGTACGCATGGTGAGTATACAGAGGAGCATGGTTCTGTCGTAGTGCAAGAGGTAACTGATCTAGTAGGATGGAATAACGCTGTCGCATGTGAGGCGTATACAAGAGGTGGCAAGTGTGATAGTTGTCGTGCCTGTTGGGATAAGGGTGTCTCACTCATCCTATACCCACTGCATACACCGAAGAAGAAGATCAACATTCAGATTAACCGAGTCGCAAAGGTAGCATAAGATGAAGACCTATAAGCACGGTGGTCCGTATGATCGTGGTAGTGCAGATGCCTACTATGGCAGGGCATTTAGTCCACACTGTTGGGATGATAGTACTTACCCAAGAGTGAAGACTGAGTTGAAGGAGGGTACTGAGGAATACGCTGAGTACCTTAAAGGATGGGATGAGCAACACGCATCAGGAGACTATAAGGATTGGGGCTGATGACTAACCATTCAGAGGCTGTTATAAAAGAGGTGTGCCGTCTACGCAGGAACGGGCTGTCTTACAATAACATTGGAAGGAAGCTTAACCTTACGAAGAATCAGGCAATGGCCCTTGTCTATAAACATCTTTTAAAAATCAACAGGAACAGTTACTACAAAAGATCAAAGGCGAATGAGTCTATCCACGATAGGGATACTCGCCCGTCAGTTCCATTCGTACCGGGACTGTCTGATACGATGTGGTACAGAGTGAAGAAGGAAGGGTAGGATATGAAGGACATCACTTGGATTAGCTTTATGAAAGAGGATCTTGATCTGATAATCGAGTCACTCGACTATCGGTTGTACCTTATGGATCAGGAGAACCACTTCTACCAAGAGGAACCAACGCCTACATTCAACCAACTAGTTGAAATCAGGGACTTTATTTTAGGCTTTACAACTGGCGGGAATCGGATACAATCTACTTCCCAGCCGGGTGAAGTACAGGTATAACTATAGGTATACAATAGGTTAGACATATGGATAGAAACAATTCAAGGTTACTAGTCCTTCAGAAGAAACGACTGGTAAAGAGGAAGGTGAAACCTGACGAACCACCTAAGCTGGTACTGGTACAGTGGGTTGATGCTGTTACCGACTCCGGGTGGGAGATTGGGAAGGGTACAAGCAAGATTGATCTTGTCTCCAGCATTGGGTGGCTGTTGAGTACTGATGATACGGAGGTAGTACTAGCTGCTGATGTCTCATCCGATAAGGATAATCAGTTGCATACGAACAGAAGGCTTGCTATACCAGCACAATGGATAAAGAGCATGAAGGAGATAGATCATGATTGATCGTGAGTTCGATGTCCGTGCTTACGCAAAAGGGCCTCGTTTCGAACCTTGAAATTGGTTTGAAATTATGCCATTATACTAAGTATGACTGAGCGAAATGTCGGAAAGCTAAACCAGCTAGAGCGAACCCTGCCCGAGGGCCTGCTAATGTCCTATCCGCACTACGATTGTGATGATCTGATTATGGAGGGTGCTGACTTGCTGAAGGTTGAAAGTTCTGAAGAAGCCCGCGCCGCGCTGGGAGATGACGCATGATCCGTCCTGACCAGGTACCGCCAGAGTCCGTTAAGGCGGCATGGCAAGCAATGATGGCCCCCGATGCCCTTGCGATGCACAGGGCGATAGCTGCTGCGATAAATGCGTGGCCGGATCTGCAACGTAGAGAAAGCGTTTGCGGATGGGCACAATGGTTTGAACTGTATATTCCAAATGAAGAAGGTGACGCATGAGTGATAAGTCTAAATGAGATGCTACATCTGCAATAAAGATTGCCCCGATGGAGAAATCAGGGTAGAAAGAAAGGGGAAGTTAGTAACATTCTCCCCCTGTGCTGAGTGTTCCAACGCAGTAGTACGGACGATACTGTTTAAGGATATAGAGAATGAAGAAGCACCAACCCTGCCCCTGTGGGACGTCGAGTGACGGTCTGTACGACTACGGAGATCATCAGTATTGCTTTGTCTGCAACAAGTACTTCAAAGGAAATGAAGAGATGACGAGTATGGCTAACACTCCTGTCATGATGCGGGGTGACATTGCCCCTATATCAGATAGGAAGCTAACCTATAAGACTGTCGAGTTCTACCGTGTACTACAGCAGGATGATAAACATTACTACCCATACTATAAAGATGGTAAGCTTGCTGCTGTTAAGACTAGGCTCCCTGATAAGGCTGGGTTCCCTTGGTCTGGATCTCCCGGTGGTGTGGAACTGTTCGGGCAGAATCTATTCCCGTCTGGTGGTAATACGGTAACGATTGTCGAGGGTGAACTAGATGCACTCTCTGCCTATCAGATGTTGAATGAACCAGTTGTCTCCGTCTGCTCTGCCAGTACTGCTGTAGCAGATTTGAAGAGGAATTACGAATGGGTAAATACCTTTAAGAAGATTGTCTTCGCCTTCGATAATGACAAGGCTGGACAGGAAGCACAGGTTAAGGCAGCTAGTCTCTTCGATCCGAAGAAGGTTAGGATCATGAAGCTGTCCCATCATAAGGATGCTTCCGATTACCTTCAGAACAATAACATTAAGGAGTTCTATGAGCAGCACAGGACAGCGGGACCATTCACTCCCGATGGTATTGTATCCGGGTCAAGCATCTATGATCTACTCCTCCGAAAGCCTGAGTATGAGTCTGTCAACTACCCTTGGGATGGTGTCAATGACTACACCTATGGACTCAGAACTGGAGAACTTGTTACTCTCATTGCTGGCACTGGCGTGGGAAAGACACAGTTCCTCAGAGAGCTAGTATACGGACTACTGAATAACACCTCTGCCAATCTTGGTATGCTATTCCTCGAAGAGCCTATCCGAGATACTGGTCTTGGTCTCATGTCAGTCCATGCTAATAAGCGTCTCTACCTCCCCGATGCAGAATATACAAAGGATGAATTTGATGATGCCTACAAGGCCACTGTCGGATCTGGTAAGATCTTTCTGTATGATAGTTTCGGGAGCAACAGTATTGATCGTATTCTCGGTACTATCCGTTATCTTGTCCGTGCTTTGGACTGCAAGTATATTGTACTTGATCATATATCTATTGTAGTCTCAGACCAGAGCAACGGTGATGAGCGCAGAGCGTTGGATGAGATTGCTACGAAACTGAAGACACTAACTGTCGAGCTATCCATCTGCATTATTATGGCTGCTCATCTTAGGAGGCAACCGAATGGGCAATCGCATGAAGAGGGTGCTGCTGTTAGCCTTTCTGATATCCGTGGGACCGCCGGTATTGGGCAGTTGTCTAATATCATACTTGGTCTGGAGAGGAATACTCAAGCCGACGATCCTGCCGAGAGACACATCGTTCGGGTAAGGGTTGTTAAGAACAGGTTCAGTGGTATGACTGGTCTTGCTACACACTTGCGGTATCATACAGAGTCTGGTAGACTCATTGAAGAGAAGCCCGATGAACCAGTAGGAGGAAAAGAAGATGCCGATAATGAGGCTTGATGTTCTCATCTCAGCGTATATGAATGAAGATGGGGTGTACGTTACTTGTGACGATCAGGAAGAACTGCTTACTTTCTTCCAACTTGCTAATGACTTCATCGAAAGTCACCTAGTCCCGAGTAATCCTCCGAGTATCAGGCAGGATGGTAAGGATGCTATCTTCAAACTGTCTATCCTGCTTGAGGCACTCGCTTTGTACATGAGGAAGAAGAAAGATGAATACCCCGACTGGCAACCGAAGGAAGATAGTGTGGGATATAGAGACTGATGGACTTGATGCTAAAAAGATTCACCTCCTTGTTGCGAAGGTTTACGGACAGGCTGGGTATTACATCTTCAGAGATGCAGATACCTTCCGGTCCTTTTACGAAGACAACGATGACGCTGAATGGATCGGTCACAACAGTATCTCCTTCGATAGCCCTGTCTTGTCCAGACTGTGGGGAGTTAGTATCCCACTCAAGAACCAGTCAGATACTCTTGTTATGTCAAGGTTGTGGGAGCCAACTCTTGCTGACGGACACTCCCTCGAACAATGGGGTTCGCGTCTTGGTGAAGGGAAGATTGCCTTCAAAGAGTTCTCCGAATACTCGGAGGAGATGAAGGTCTACTGCAAGCAGGATGTAAAGATAACTGAGAAACTATATACCTTTCTTAATAAGAACTTGAAAGGTTTCTCCAGTGAGTCGATACGCCTCGAACATGCCACCCAGTTTATAATCTCTAAACAGATTAGGAATGGGTTCTTGTTAGATAAGAACGTAGCTATGGAGATCTATACAGGTGCATTGCAAGAAGCTAATCGGATTGAGGAAGCGGTGGTTAAATACTTTCCACCAATCGTTACAGAACGGTACTCTGAGAAAACAGGTAAGCGGCTTAAGGATTCTGTCGAGTACTTCAACCTCGCCTCGCCATCGCAGATCGTCTCAAGACTTAACGAGTTGGGATGGAAGCCTGTAATACCTACGAAGACAGGGAAGAGTTGGAAGATCTGTCCTGAGAATCTGGCTACCATTCCAGATACAATGCCAGATGGTTCCGATATGCCAGAGTGTATTAAAGATCTAAAGAAGTGGAAGATCCTTGAGACAAGATGGAAGACTGCTAAAGACTGGCTCGACAGAATGGACGGAGATGGCAGAGTCCACGGACAAGTTATCGTCCCCGGTACTGTTACTCACCGAGCAAGTCACCAAAACCCAAACATGGCAAACATCCCCTCTATCACATCAGAGCGTGGCCTATCTGGATTATATGCGTATGAATGCAGAGAGGCTTGGACTGTCCCAAGAGGTTCTAAACTGGTTGGAACAGATGCTGCTGGAATACAACTTCGTGTACTCGCCCACTACATGAATGACCCTGAGTATACGAAGACCTTGCTGGAGGGTGACATCCACACTTTTAATAAGGAAGCCCTTGGTGAGTTCTGCAAAGACAGACCGACAGCGAAGACTTTTATATACGCTTGGCTTCTCGGTGCAGGACAGGCTAAGGTAGCTATGATACTCGGGTGTACTGTCAAACAGGCTGGTGTTGCTATGGATAACTTCCTCCGCAGCATTCCTGCTTTGAAAGAACTGAAGAGGAAGGCAGCTATGGCAGCGCAGAGGGGATACCTTGTCGGTCTAGACGGACGGCGTATCAAGATTGAGTCCGAGCACAAGTCCCTCTCCGTCTACCTCCAAGGTGGTGAGACTATCATTATGCGTATGGCTAACTACCTCTGGTTTACTAATGCATCGAATATCAAATTCAAACAGGTTGTTTGGGTTCACGACGAATGGCAAACAGAAGTGGAGGAAGATCGGGCAGAAGAACTGGGTAAACTGCAAGTGCAATCTATTCGGGATACAGGTGAATACTTCAATCTCAACTGTCCCCTCGACGGTGAATACAAAGTAGGTAACAATTGGGCTGAAACCCATTGACATCTTCTTTGAATCTGCTACACTAATACTATTAACAACTGGAGAACTACACAATGGCTACTGCTACGAAGACTTTGACTGGTGAGTTTCGCACCAAGGTTTACTTCGCCCATGTACAGGAACCTTCTCAGTTCGGTAACTATGAGGTTAACCTTGCGGTAACTCCTGAGATGGAGAAGACCCTTATTTCCATGCGACTGGACAAGAAGATTAAGGATGGTAAGGAGCGGATTAATAACGGTGGTAAGTACATCACCCTCCGTAACTCTGCCGTCGATCTTCAGGGCCATGAGTCCGAGATGGTTGTCATTGACCAGAACGGTAAGCGCACGAAGGCACTTGTTGGTAACGACTCTGAGTGCATCGTATACTGGCGGTCTTACGATACCCCGAAGTACGGTAAGGTTATCAAGCTTGGGAAGATGATCGACTGGGATCAGGAGAATAAGAAGAAGAAGTTCGGTGCTATGAAGATCGTTGAACTTGTCGCTTACGAGAAGCCTAACGATGAGTTCGCATCAGCGATGGAAGAGACTACAGGAGATGAACCACTCCCTCCTCCGTTGGTTGCTCCGAAGAGCCGTAAGAAGGATGTAACATTTGAGATTGAAGCATGACGGAAGAGTGGGATTACTATACTCCCGAAGAAATAAACAAGATGTTTATGACTAAGGAGGAGATGGATAG